AAGCTACGTCCTGTTATGCCACAGAACTTCCTTATTGACCCTGTAGCGACAGACATTGACAACGCTTTAGGCTGTGCAGTTGATGAATATGTGTCTAGCCACTTAGTAGAGCAGTTACAAGAGAAGGGTGTTTATCGTGATGAAGCCCTATCTATTGCCTCTAGTGACTTTGACCTAGAGCCTGATCAAGACCTAACTAGCTTTCCAGAAGATAAGGTTAGACTTACTAAATACTACGGCCTTGTTCCTACGCACTTGCTGAAACAAGCGCAAGAAGATTCAGAAGATGAAGAAGTAGTAGAGTTTGATGAAGAAGAAGAAGACAGCTACTACACAGAAGCAATGGTTGTTATTGGTAACGGTGGTGTTCTACTAAAGGCTGAGAAGAACCCATACATGATGCAGGATCGTCCTGTTGTTGCATTCCCTTGGGATGTCGTTCCTAGCCGCTTCTGGGGCAGAGGAGTATGTGAGAAAGGGTATAACAGTCAGAAGGCGTTAGACACAGAACTACGCGCTAGAATTGATGCTCTTGCACTAACCATACACCCAATGATGGCAATGGATGCATCTCGTATGCCTAGAGGTGCTAAACCTAGCATACAACCAGGGAAAACCATACTTACCAACGGCAACCCTGCTGAGATTCTACAGCCATTTAACTTTGGTCAAGTCAATCAGATTACCTTTGCACAAGCGCAATCGCTACAGACTATGGTACAGACAGCTACAGGTGCTATAGATAGCGCAGGTATTGCAGGGTCTATCAACGGTGAAGCTACTGCCGCTGGTGTTTCTATGTCACTAGGTGCTATCATTAAGCGACACAAGCGCACCTTGATCAACTTCCAAGATTCTTTCTTGATTCCTTTTGTACAGAAAGCCGCTTATCGCTACATGCAGTTTGAGCCTGAACTGTACCCAGTAGCCGACTACAAGTTTCATACTTCTAGTTCTTTAGGCATCATTGCTCGTGAGTATGAAGTAACACAGCTTGTTCAGTTGCTACAAACCATGTCACCTGATCAGCCTATGTATCCTAAGCTGGTAACGTCTATCATTGACAACATGAACTTGTCTAACCGTGAAGAGTTGATTGCTACTTTGGAACAAGCTAACCAGCCTAATCCAGAAGCACAGCAAGCAGCACAGGCGGCACAGCAAGCACAGTTGCAGTTCCAAGCATCACAGACTGCCGCACTCAACGGACAGGCGCAAGAGTCACAAGCTAGAGCGCAGAAGCTGGGAGTGGAAGCACAAGCTATTCCGCAGGAACTTGAGATTGATCGAATCAAAGCGGCTACTAATAATCTCCAAGCTGGCGATGCAGATGACAAAGAGTTCCAGAAGCGTCTAAAGATTTCAGAGCAGTTGTTAAAGGAAAGAGAAGTAGCAGTAAAAGAGGGCAATGTTGCTAGTCAGGCAACTCCTCCAAACCCACAAGGACTACAGTAATGGTTAGCACAAGAGATTTAGAAAACGTAGTGGCTCAGATAAATGTAAAGTTTGAGCAACTAACCAATGAAATTGTACAGCTAAAGAAACAATTAGCTGATAATACAGGAG